AGCCATCAGCCTGGCACATAATCCCGTTTTTTCTGCCGTAACCCTCATTACTTCTTCCTCAACATGCTTGGAATCGTGGAGTTTCTCATAGTCAAAGCCGAGTTCCAAGAAGGTCCTTTCCAGGTATTCCTGTTTTCCCATTGTCGGTGGATAAATGGTCCATTTAACAGGGATCCGCTCAGTAATGAGCTTTCCCGGGAGAGGCGAAAATCGGAACTTCCTTTTCCAGCGTCTGACTTTCCTGTAAGTAATAATCTCACGAGGTTCTTGTGCCAGGGCTTTAGCTGCCAGTATTTGACCGGTAATATCTTCTTTCTTCTGCTTCTTCATAACCTTAATAAGAGGCGGGAAATGCCCGCCTCTCGATCAATGTTTACATGTACTATCCTGCGGGAACTTCAGCTTCTTTCTCATACCAGGTATGAGGAGCTACCGCAGAATCAGAAGGAGTAAGCTCATAGCATTCTACGTCCACACAGACACCATCGGCCCCTGTGTAGGTATCGGAACATTCAATGGAGCATTTCGGGATCTTCAAACCCAACATGCCAACCTCTTCCGGATCGACTTGTATGGATTTATAACCGGACAGGAGATCGGTAAATACGGGCAAGGTCTTTGTCGCTACCGTCCCAAGCCCCAATTCGGCCATTTCTGCAAGGGTTTGAATGATTGCTGTGAATTTCAAAAGCCGTGTTCCTTTCACAGCCTTTCTGCCAATCAGCTCATGCCCTTCTCCATATTTTTCTTTTGCTGAGCCAGCATTCTTGCTGTAAGCGGTTGAATCTTCCGCAATTTTGAATGTAAAGGGAGTCAGAGAAGCTGCAAATGCATCGTTTTCTCCAGTTACTCCCATCGATATTGTGGGTTTCCCCCATGTTATTCCTGCCATAATATTGTTATTTTTTAATGGTTTGTTTTAGTCTTTTTCTACTGCTTTATAGTGCAATCGAATTGATAAATAATGCTGATGAATATCAGGTGCTTCTTGAGTGTTTATACTGAACAAAAGCCTAAACTTATATCCGGTTTCAATACTGCGTTTACTGATATCCTTAACCCAACTTGCAGCCTCTTGTGAAAGAGTTTTCAGTCGTGGTTTGTTCTGTCGAAGCGTCCCGTCTCCATATAAATCGATATCTTTTACATAAATCAAGACAGCCACACTTCCTGTTTCAATCACACCTGGAATCCCGGATACGAACTTTACTACAATGTCTTCCAGCTCAGAGTCCTTAGGACGTTCATCTTCCATACATACAACCCCATTCACTTTATTTTTAAGTGAACTGGCAGCGATGATGTCAAACACATCTTTTTCGACTTCTGGTCCTGTTCTCGACATAGGTTAGTTTTTAAAGGGTTTCAATAATTCCGGTACCAGGCGCATCGTTGTGAGTATCCCACTATCAATAACATCATAGCCACGAGCAGAAAGAGCACTGGCATACGGCATCCCGGCCAGAAGCACAACCGTTATTCCTTTCGGAAATTCGGTAGCGATCTGTTCAGCTAATTGTCTACCTTGCTGTGGACCTTCTCCTCCATTTTTGACCTGATTGAATTCTCCTGTTTTGACAAGCTTTCCATCCTCAACTAAGGCATATCCCACCGAACTTCGAAGGTTCCCGGTTTGGTCTAAATACGATCCGTTAAGACGTGCTGCATTCATACCCGCAGTTCCTGCTACTTCCATCAGCACAAGGATCCTTTTCTTGACCTGCTGGGCCCCATGGCGCATTGAAGCCTCAATTACTTGCTTCGGTGTTCTTAGTTTAATGGATACTTTTGCCATTACACAAGTATCTTCAAAAGGTTAACAGCTTGCATTGGAATAGTACTGATCACGGCATATTCACCAAGATCCCCCCGATCATCACAGCTTAGCTTCACACGGGTTGAGGCAAATGGTATATTGTCAATCAAAACCTCATATGAGGCTATCTTGAAATAATTACCATCCTGCTTTCCTACGTTGTTTGTCTTGACTGTTTTGATATAGCAACGTATAGAATCCCCGGGAGCGGAAGAAGCCGGTACCATGTACCCGTTTTCGTCTCTTCCGGCGGGAATCGCTATAATTGGTGTCAATGTTCCGTTCTCAATATCCATTACCACATGTTTGTAAGGTTATTGACAGTGTTTTTATCAGTCAGAAATTGATCGGGAGATAATCCGTTTTCTTTGCAGATCACTCGTATTCTCCCGTCAATTTCCTGCTCGTTCCATTCTTTGGAAACATCTCCTACCTTGACACTTTTGTAGCCTCTTATCGAATTGAGTACATATATTGCAGCTATAGCAACATACTTCATATTACCGGAAACGTATTCTTGATCAATTTTAAAAGCCGGGAGCGCAAAGCGCTCCTCGACTTTCTCAATTGCACTTTCAATAGCATTCCGGCTTACTTCATAAGCGCCTAGTTCTGCTTTTACTCTATCGAAGTAGGTTTTCATTAGGCCACATCATGTGATACTCCATTAAGAGTGATAACAACATTTTCAGCAACATTCGGAGCTGAGAGTGTCAGTGTTGCTGCATGTTCAACATCACCAGCTGTATCACCAGGAGTATAGGTTATTTCAATGTTTCCACCACCTTCGCCAAGCTCAATGTTTCCAAGAGTAAAGCGGGCTTTGTCAGTTCCACCCAGAACAGCTTTAACCTTACCGGTTATCCCTTGTGTAGAGAAGGCTATTACTTCAGTATCTGAAGCTCCTTCATTACATTCAAAGGTTTCAGCTGTTTTGAAAGGAAGAATAACAGGAGTAGCAGTGGGGTCAAACGGAGCTACGAATGAGGATTCTACCTCATCTGTTTTCAGGATGAAGTATTCGTTTCTTCCGATAAATACCGGGGTCCCCCACATTTCGTAATCAACGAACCGGCCTCTTGAATCACGCCACATTCCTACCAGGTTGTCATCATAGGTAGAGTAAACCTTGTTGGGAAGTGGATCCACCATTTCCAGTGGATCAGCAGCTTTCAGAACAGCTACCCGAGTAGCGCACATGAACACAACACGATCGTCTTTTGTCAGGTTGACAGAAGATCCATCTGCCAGAGTAACAAAGCGATCAGGTTCGATCTCAATGGTAGGAAGCAGCTTATCTTCCAGGTAAGTGTTTACATGCGTCAGGCCCACATCGGATTTTGCCACATCTACACCATTAAGTTTCACAACAAAATGGTCCTTCAACTGGTTGGTTGTTGCCATCCGGCGGAAGGTTTTTTTACTCATCCGTACTTTCAGAACGCTCTTCCCTTTTGCTGCAGCAAAATCAACAACGTGCTGGAAATCATCCACAGGACGGGCATATGGATTGCTCCATTGGCCAAATTGTGTTTTGATTCGCTGCACACCGAAATCATAGCTGTAAGAAATAGCAGAGGCTTTGTTGTTGTCTGCACTCACGGTTTGTGTTCCGTTGAACAGACCCTCAAAGTACAACATGCTAATACGCTTGTGAGGCGCAATAACAGCTTTCTCAAAAGGATCAAACAGGTATTTGACAAGCTTTGCAAACTCGGCCTTTCTTTGTTCTTCAGAGAAATTCGCCACACGGCTACGATACCTGCCTTCCAGGTAATAGAAACGATCCAACCGGTCGTTATCCATCTGCCATTCATCACCCATCCGGGCTATAGCTCCAACCAATTCCCTGGCTGTAGGCATCTGGTGAGTTGGCTTCTCGGCGTTTTTGTCAATAACAGAACCTACCATAGCAGCTGCATATTCAGCCAGGATAGCCTGATAGGCTTTGCTCGGTTCGTACTCCACATCCATCTCCTGTTTCCAGTCAGCTTTATAGGTGGAAAGCTTCATGTTCTCTTGGATAAAAGCATCAAATGCTTTAGGCTCCAGTAATTTTTGTAAAATTGAATCCATTGCTTTTTCCTCCTATATAAAATCGTGACGGCTCGTGAGAGCTTTTTTTATTGCAGCATTGATTGGCCAGGGAAGAGTTGCCTCTTTGATCTCATATGCTTGCAGTGTAATAACGCAGGTCGGTGCTCCTTTGATCCTGACCGGGGCATAGTTCAACCCAATTTTCAATACATTATCAAAAACTTCAGGATTGTCACTGTTTACAGGCAGTGAGAGAATTACATCACCTGCTGTAAACGATGCAGAGGTGATTGTGAAAGTGTCATAAGGATCACTGTCGGATCCCGGGGTAATTGCAGTAATGGTGTTTGACCCTGCAATCTTATCACCGGCAATAAAGTTGTGTCCCTTTTTTACTTTAAGGGATGTGCCGCTGCTAAGACTTTCATGGACGATCCCGGATTTCACAAGTACGGCCTGAAGAAGATTGTTAACGGCCATGACAGCCATCAACGATCCTTTCGGGAGCCATTCCATGGATCCGAGATTGCCGGTATAGATATTCCATCCGGCGGTCCTGCGTATACAGGTTTTCTCGTTCCAAACACCTTCTTTTATTGCAGTTGGTGTCTTTTCTTCAAAATACATAACTTCCTTTTTTTGTTAGTGTTACTTTTTGCTTTCGCCCATACTACGCAACTGATCAACAAAATCATCAGTAGTATTCAGTCCTGAACCACTTGCAGGCGGTTCAGAGAACTGTCCTGAACGGACAAGATCTTGTTTGAGCGCAGTGTAATCGGTTTCAATTTGTGTGACAACCGAATCCAACTCCTCCTCTTTTTGAATTGAGTACTTGGACCGGAACACTTCCGGAATGTTTTTCAACTTCTCATGTCCGTTGAGAAGACTTTGCAAGCGTGACTTTTCCTCCTTGTCCCTGTAAGGTGCAAGCGCTGCAGCCACCTTGTCATCGATCAGTTTTTGAACGCTCTCCGGTGTAAGCGTGTTAGAAGTAGAGTGTTCAGGTGTTTTACCTTCTTCCTCGAATTTTTGCCCGTCTTTTAACCCGTGCTTTTTCTCGTAATTCTGAACAGCCGTCTGTGTAGCTTCGGTAGCACGGCTGTCTCCATAGGATTCGAGAATCTGTTGAAATGTTACCCCCTCAACGGAGGTTGCAACATCTTCCTGTTTTGTGACAGTTTTGGCCAGCTTAGCGGCCACCCTGCCGATAATTTTGTCGTCAACCCCAGTGAATTTGGTTTTGAGCGCATCTGTAATTTGTTGAATCATAACTATCCTTTTTACTTTGTTTTATGATGTCAACAAAAATATTTTATAAAATTTCTTTAATTGAAGGTTTGTGCACTACATATGCACTAGATGTGCACTAGATGTGCACCTTTTGAAAATCGGGAAGATATTTAGCTAAAAAACGGAGAATATTAATAAATTCTTTTAATGATTTTTATATTTGCAATGACAGAATGTTGGTTAAATGATGGAGAGGTCGGGGGAAACCCTGCCACTCCCCCCCAAGAGGAAATGCTTAACTGTGTTTCCTCTTGATGTTTCTAAATGTACTGCTCATTGTCCCGGATGAAATAAGCAACCTTTCCACGCTCCCGGGCAGCATCAATACGTGATTGGTTCTTTTCTACCCATTTTTTGAAGTTCTCCGGAACGTCTTTTACCTCATTAACACTCCGGATATTGATCTTCTTCCCTTCCAGTAAGGCAGCAGTTTCCTGATTAAGCTCTTCAATAGTTTTAAGAATATATGTTACAAAACACCGACATTGTGGATGCCAGCCAAGAAACTTAAAATCTTTTGGATATTTCCCTTTTAGATCATCGCAAATATCAACTATCGTATGATTGTTAGACAGATGAATCTCAATACCAACAATAAAATCCTGGTCCTGGATCCTCAAGTAGTCTGCTAACCGGTAAGACATATTGTTCTCGGTCCGAGTAAGCCTCTGGGTATTCTTTACACTGGATCGATATATGCCCTGTCCCGGATGGAACGCCTCAGCGGCCTTTGAAAGACGAAGGTTACCGTATTTATCCCGAACCCTTCTGAATAGTCGGTCCGGCTCAACCAGGTATTGCTTAAGATCCCGGGCCATATCAGCAGCTGACTTGCCATCCCCAAGACCTAGTTCAACACCCAGCTCAATTTCCGTCTTAAACTGATCGACATATTTCCAAACCCGGGTTGAGAGACCAAGACCGTTTTCTTTCCTTGCTAAAAACGCATCCCGGGCTGCATGATGGTTTGTATAGTAACGTGCAACCTGCTTGGAAGTGAGCTGATTGTAATATTCTCCAAGTATGGACTGAGTAAGATAGCTGTTTCGATTGTTGGCAATGGTCCAGGATGATTTAACACCGTCAATTATTGCGCTCTCAATATTACTGGAGAGTTCTTTTAAAAGCTTAGCAATCTTCTTTTTGGCCTGTGGGTAATCTTCAAATGAAAAAGGACGGTTGGGATTGTAATTATTGATGCTATAACCTATAGCAGCCGCTTCCTCAGCCGCTTTTTTGTAGATTTCTTCTATCCTGGCAGCATAGCGGTTTATCTCCCTTTGATGTCGTTTTTCCCATTTGTCCTGCATCACAACTTATTAGTAGGCCGGTTCAACGGCATCGGTTGCTTTTTCCTTCAATATCTGTACAAGAGTATCATCGGCATTGCTACTCCATCCCAGTCGCTCAATACCTTCCTTCTTTGAAGCTATACCACTATTGACAGCAGTACAGATCATTTCAATTTCTTCCTTTTCGTTTTTAGGTAAATACGGAGTGAAAACAGGCTCAATCTTGATAGTGTTGGCAATGTTTTCCGGAATAGCCCCGATGTCGGTCTTCAAAGAAGTGGCAATCCCGTTACAGATCAGGTTACACCTGCGAGTGAACATCTCCCCGAAAAGTTCTTCCTTGGTGGAGACTTTCATGTGGGCATCGGTAAACATCAATCGGATGGCCACCCCGGATGTATTGCTGGAGATTTCTTTCATTACTTTAAAGGAAATATCCGGAGTCTGGACATACCCAAAAATAATGGCCAAAAGGTTTTCCAGTTCGTCTTTCATGGATGTCGGAGAGTTGTTCCAAGAAAGGACCCTCATTTCAGTATTTTCATCTCCCTGATAAACTCGACCCTGTTCCCCTTTTTCAGCAAATCCTTTTAGTTTCCCCTTAAAAAAATATGATGGAGATCCAAAGTAATCGTTCGTGTCTCCCCAGTTTGAGATAAGCGTTTCGACACGATCTATCGCCGATTGAACATCATACCACTCGGGCACCTCTTGAGAATAATGTATTACCGGAACTTTGGTGAATCCATGTAATGCAGGATCTCTGTGTTTGACTAGTTCACCATCTTTTAAGAGATATTGATATACATATCGTTTATCATAAACATCGAACCTTCCAATCCTCTTTCCTTCATCATCATTGACATAATACTTCCTGGCAAAACCATCCATACGCCCGTACTGATCACGATGAGGAAAGAGTTGATCACCCAGTAGAGGTGAAAGCAGTTTGACTTTCATCTCTTCAGGCTTCCCTTGATCATCCAGGGTAAAATACCATAGCTCAGCTGCTTCGCATTCAGAAAAGACCCTTCGGGCCAGCTTACGATCAAAATAATGCATTTTGTTATCATGCATGATATCTTCCATGACATCAAAGAGATCCTGGTATTTTTTTTGGTCCTTCTTCTTACTCTTTAATGAATACTCGACTGGTATTCCGAATGTAAAGCCAACTGTTCGCTCAACCAGGATCTTCTGTAAAGGAACAGCAACACGACAAACCTCAATCTTGGTCTCTTTGTAGATTTTTTCACCTGTTATTTCGTCGTTTTTTTTCGTGTCAACCTTTACAGTTTTTTTCTTACGGATCTTAGGATCCATTACATCATGCTTCTCTGGATTGAGTTGTGCTATGATTTTTTCAATGGAAACAATCTGTTCCTTTTTGTTAGCCGTAAGCTTCTTATAGATTTGGCTTGTGTCTTCGAGCTTGATGATATCTTTGATTTCCATGGTAATGTTTTTAAAGTAAATCGGCCAATTCTTCAGCACTAAGGCCGCTCTCGCTGTTCAAGTGATAGTCTATAGCATAGTATAAGAGGTCCACGTACTCATCATGTTCTTTGGCCGGGAACCCACATACTTCTTC